GATCTATACTTTCTGCTGTTATATTTGTTATAACAGAAACAATAACAGCCTTACCTGTAATAGCTGGAATAATACTAGATACACTACTTTCAGTGGTTAAAGATACTACATTACTGTTGACATTTAATGAAGGATCTATACTTTCTGCTGTTATATTTGTTATAACAGAAACAATAACAGCCTTACCTGTAATAGCTGGAATAATACTAGATACACTACTTTCAGTGGTTAAAGATACTACATTACTGTTGACATTTAAAACTGGATTAACAGCTAAGCTAGTTTCTTCTCCAATAATCCCAGATATTAAAGCTTTACCTGTAATAGCTGGAGACACTCCAAAAGTAGAAATAGTAGCTATAACTGCATCAACGTTCGCGTTTGTTCCTGAACTTCCAACCGTAACTTCAGCTATTATTCTTGCCGCGCCGACTACTCCTGTAGAATTCGTAACGTTAACGTCTATCTGATGCCCGTCTGCAACCATAGTAAATTCGCCACTAACTTGCTGATTAGCTCCGGTAACAGTAGCATCAGCTATATCTGTACTTGGTAAATCGACTAATTTAGAAGAATCCGCAGCATTTGTAGCATCATGAGCATACTTATAAATGTTTGTTACTCCTGACCATTCTGCAGAGTTATATTGTGTTTTCTTATTTTGCAAACCCGTATCAGCGTCTCCCGTGTTAAGTAACAGATACTGTAGTTCAAAATTATTTGGAGGATCATCTCTTACTATCTTTACAATACCACGATTACCACTAGTATGTACTGCTGTATAAATATATGTACCGTCAGAATGTAATCCATAAGCATCGTTATGTTCAGTAAAAGTTTTAATTATTATTGTGGAAAAGTCTTTATCAATTCGTGCAACTTGTATTGGAGTATCACGCGTAGATATATAAATATAAGAGTCATCAACCGCAAGTAAGTTTGTATAATCCAAAATCGTTGACGGCAAAGTTAAAGTAGTTACGGTATCAAAATCTGACTTACTTAATTTCGATATTGTCTGTGGAGCGGCACTCTTTTTTAGAATATATAAATAAGAATCGTCGCTAACGATAGTTTTCACAACTTGTGTATCGATAGTTTTAACAGAAGTTGTAGAGAAATCTGATAGAAGAATTCTTACAATTTGACCACTGTATAAACCTACGTAAAGGTAAGTGTCATCAATATCAAGGCCACGACAATAACTTTGACCCGCATCAAGAGTTTTCGTAATATAAGTCGTGAAATCTGATTTATTGATTCGAACTATTTGTGCAGGATTTGTATAACTTAAACCCACATACACGTAATTCTCATCATTTGCTATTCCGTTAGCTCCGAATTGTCCTGCACCGAAGAATAGACTATCTTTTGTCGAAAAATCTGCTTTACTAAGTCTAAATGCACCAGCTGGAGTTGACTCTGGTGTAACATCTAAATTACCATAAATATAATTATCGTCTTGTGTTATGTTTTGTATATCGTTTTCTCCAGCATCTAATGTTTTCGTAGTTATAGTAGAAAAATCTGACTTGAGAATTCTCTTTATCATTGCAGCCGTAAACCACTGACCTACATAAATATATGTATCATCCGAGATTATAGATCTTTGACCACTCATATTAATTTCCAGAAAACTCTCAGCACCGAAACTTCCTGATTGTATAATTATTTTTGCGTTGTAAATAGAAGCTATACCCTTTGAGTTGTCTGATTCAATTCCAACTCTATAATGCCTCCCTGCAATAAGTTTAATAGCATCTGATCTTACTCTAGCTTTTGTTAAACCATAAACTGATAAAATACTTCCAGTTACGGCAACCCAGTTTGCCCAAGAACCGTCATCAACTTCCAATTCTGCAAATGCGGTATACGACTTATTATTACTTACAAGATTAGCTTCAAAATAAACATTAGAAATACTGTCCCAATTAGCTGAGGTATAGAGCCAATACTTAGGATTTGCTAAAGCTACGTAAGTTATAGATAAAGTACCTTCATCATTCCCAATCTCTATTTGTGTTTCAGTTAAAGATAGTGAATTCGCTTCGGTATTTTGAATAATTACTATTCTTGCAAGTAGTATACTTGGAGTGGTACCTCCTGATAAATTAACATGATAAGTATCCGCAGTAGGAGATGTACTAAACTCTGCTCTTTTTAAACTATAATCAGTTTCTGTAACAGATATGGTTGCATGAACGTTATCTGTTGAATCATGCAAAGTTACAGTAGCAGTACCACTAGTAACCTTTCCAACTATCTCAAAAAACCAAGTGAGAGAACCATTAAATACACCTGGGTTTAAATAAACGACGGCATTTGAATCTGCGGCAGTTGTTAACACAACATCTATTATATTTACTTCTTGCCTTATTATAGCCATCTATATCAACTCCGATATAAAGCTTTTAAACGTGGTAAATACTTTATCTTTCTCTGAATCAGTTAAAGTTCTTGGAAAATAAAGATACATATGACATTCTCCTGAACCATCAGGATTTTCACGCTCAAACCACAAAGTTGCGTCTAACCCAAGTTCTGACTTAAACCACTGACGCATACCCCAAATATCGACAATCTTGAACACAGTTTGTCCAACTGGAGAAGGAGGAGAACAAGGATCATTAGAGATAATCTCATCCAAAATCTCTTTCTCCTCTTCACTCAATTCTCTATTAAACCCAATAATGGTCTTATCAACAGTATTAAATATAGATATCTTATTTTCAGGTATCTTAAGAGCTATCGATATCTTCTGTAAAGCATTCCACTCATAGCCAATAAGTTTGGGGTACACGTAAGTCATTTCAATACCTCCTATGCGGCAGTTATCGTTAATATTCCGTCTTCATCCCAAGTAATCTTGAAATCACCATTTGTGCTCGTTACATCTGCACCAAAATCTACGTACGCTAATAAAGGTTTGATAGCATCAGTTGCAGGAGTATCATCATAGATGATTGCGTATCGAGCAGTAATTGAAGCCGCTGACCACGTTACATCCCCACCATCGAGTTTAATGACGTTCGTAGGCCCATCATAATCTATTGCTTTATTAGCTAAAGTTTCGCCTCCAGTTGTATACCCGCTCCCATTCGCTACTTCGTTGTCTACACTACTTTTGTAGATATGTGTGTCCTGATCGGGTTCGTACAAATTCGTACAAAGCATTACTTTTATTGTATCTGAATCCCAATCAATTTCCTTGTTCAACGCTTTTAGTAACGCGTTACCATACCATTTTGCAGTTACTGCCATTTTAATCTCCCCTTTCAATTTAATTAATATTTAATAAGGTTCGCTCGGGGGAGTAAAATTACTTGTCCATCGAGCAACCTTACTAATTCTAAACTCATCAATCCATCCATTTAAACCTTCTGTTGCAAAATTTACAGGAGTATTCCCTATCATTAAAGCTGCTTTTGAATGAAAGTCCTGTCCAGTAACATCTAATGTAGTAGCCTCAGCAGTACCATTTATGTAACATTTTACAGTATTACCGTATCTGACAATAGCTATGTGATACCAAGTATTTATACTCAAAGATGTGTTAAAGGCAGTGCCTACTGATGGCCCTGCAAAATGTATTTTGGGAGTAGCAGAATAGGTGTATATCTGCCAAGCACGGTCAACACCCGAAATAATTCTCTGAGCAGCTATAAAAGACAGGGTAGGAAAACTTGCAAATCTTATTCTCATATCTATAGTAAAATTTCCTGTTCCAAAGTTCAAATCCTCATGTGCTTCTGTATGAATATAATCATTTACTGTTAGAAGTAAAGATGCAGTACCAAACACTTGTTGAGCTGTGTCTAATTGGGGATTACCATACATTCCCCAATTCCTACCAGTCTCGTCAATAAATACAGTTGAAGCATCCGCACCATTAAAGTGCATTAATGAACTAGTTGGATCTTTGCCATATGAACTTAATCGACTCTCATTGAGTCTATATTTATCAAGTTCCTTCATATCAAGTAACTTCCTTTCCAGATATATAGTAAGTAATAGAGTCTACTGCATCTGCGGATCCTTCAATTAACTCACTAGCTTCGATTATCTGGTCAATAAAAGGTACTGTTATCGTATCATTTGCCAAAATCGTATGCCCAAAAATAACATCTATACCGTTAAATTTCAGATTTACCGTATGATTTGCTGAGGTTTTATTGCACAAAGTTATAGACTTTATCACTGTGTAATTTCCAGCAGTTACTGGAGCAGTGTACAAGGTCGCGTTTGCAGCAGTTAAGGTATTTGCACAAAGTCTTTTATTTGTAATAGCCATATTACATTCCTCCCCAAACTGATTCTTCTATGCTTACTGTTATCCAGTGTGTATTATAATCTGTATCATCAATTTTAGCTAACACTTGTCCAGCCGTACCTTCAGCCACTACTCCTTCACCAGGAACACCTTGTATACCTTGATCACCTTGAACTCCTTGATCACCTTGATCACCTTGAACTCCTTGGTCACCTTGATCACCTTTACTGATAAATAGATCCCAATAAGTTAAATTAGGTGGTTGCTGATTCGAATGCTCAGATTTGCAAATATATGAAGATCCTCCAGATTCTACGCCATCGTTTACTACATAAGAAGTGACACTATTCCAAGCACCAGTCCATACTACATTTATTCCAGGATCACCTTGTATACCTTGATCACCTTGAATTCCAGGATCACCTTGAACACCTTGATCACCTTGAACTCCTTGATCACCTTGAATTCCAGGATCACCTTGTATACCTTGATCACCTTGAATTCCAGGATCGCCTTGATCGCCTTTATTGGCAACTAATTGCCACCAAGTTGCATTAGGTGGTTGTTGATTAAGATTAGCATTTTGCAAACTTACATAAGAAGATCCATTGTAGTCTGCTCCTTCGTTAGCTGCATATGTTGTGGCATCACTCCAAGTTCCCTTCCAAATAATAGGAGTACCACCTAAACCTTCTAAGTCTTCAGCCAAAGCATAATATGTAGGGTCCATACCTCCTAACATATCTGAATCATTAGCATTAACTGCTTCATCAACTATGCCATCACTATTTGCATCCCACGCTGCTATATTTTCCAAATTAATCGCAGGTAATGTTTTCCAATTAGCCTTACCTGTTATAGCTTTAATCATATATCCCATAAAGCTAACTATAGCACTAATAGCACCTACGTCTGATGTAGGCACTTTTGTTTGATTCACAGTGATGTTATTAATATCAGTATATTTTGGATCACCAAGTATAATTGCAGAAACCTTTTCAGTTCTTGTTTTTGAAGCTATAGATCTTCTTTGATCACGAGCCCCTAATATTCTATTAATTTCACCCGCTATAGTTCTATTGTTAGACACTACATCACCACCTTATGAAATAGGAACATATCCATAATGGTATGTTTTTAAACTCATTATAAAACCATTAGGATCGAAATCAAAATTCATCGACAATATACGATAAATTTCTGATATTGTAGTAGATCTTTCAATAATCTGTATACAATCACCTATTTGTAACCAAGGAACAGCTACAGCGGCAAAATCACAACAGACATATTTACGCATCATATTTAAACCCATCCTATCTGCTATTTTTTGAGCCGCTACTTGTGTCTCAGCATAAGGGGCATCTACAAAAAGTACCTTATTCGGAGAAACAATACTACCATCAAATCTTGGTGATGCTGTATTATATATACCATCTTCATCCTCACAAGAAACCCTTATTTTGCCATAAACATTTCGACGGCTTAAAGTTATATTTAAACTAAATATATCCTCTCCTTCTTTAAATGTCCATGCAGGATATACATAGCTTACATAAACTGTGCCACCATCAGGAATAGTACTTCCGACTCTTCTTGCAATTGTATTAGCTTCCACATCTACTATATAATCCGTAGTAGCGCTATAAAGAGTTCCGCCCCCACCTGCGGCGGATCTAACAATGTGTGAATCAACAACAGTGGGGCTCTTGCTAAAGGCTACTGCAGTGGTACCATTTAATATAATTACTTCATCTGTTACTGCAGGTGATCTATCATATGGATAATAGAAGTATGCTTTACCATCTTCATCCACTATAAATTCAAAGCCAGATATGTCACATAATTCAGCAATAGCATCCATCCATACCATACGTTCAAAATCAATATCTGTTGTCTGACTAGTAGCTTCTACTATAACATCAGCGGCAGCAAAACCTGCTCTTACACATATATCTTTTACTATGTCCTCAATATTAGCTGCTTCATCACTTTGTGCTAACCATACAACAGTCATACCTATAGGTATAGGATATTCAATGTAGTATTGCAATTCAGAATCTTGTATGCTAGTTATTTGATTATCCAAAAGCATCCATGCATTATCTCTACAATCTAAGCTAACTACGGCATCTCCCGGATTATGAGAAAAATTAGCTTCATCAATAGCTCCAGTAAATATAGCAGATAACTCTGTGCCATATCCTGCTTCTACTTTAACTCTCTTACTAGGAACTATTTGAAAATGCCATTCGTTTTCAGTGAATCCAAACTCCGCAGCAGATCTATAAGGAGAATAATAACCTAAGTCCTTAGGATCTGTTGGATTTACATTAGGCCATTGCATAGTACATCTCTGAGCATCTGCGGCTTCTTCGCGCGAAACAGTCATTCTACTTAAACTGATAGGAGACGCTTCTCCAACTACGAACAGAACATAAATATGAGTATAATCGTAAGACCAATAAGCAATACATAAAACTCCATCCTTACTCCAAATAGAAGGGTGAGCGCTATGATATACGGCGTCGTCTGTGAGAATAAGAGGAGTGCCCCAAACACCTTCTATGCGACTATTATATTTTACTTGATAAACTGCAGCTATAGGACTAGACCATGCTACATGAATTACATCGGTATCGTCTATATCTAAAGAAGGAGACGAAATCGTACTCGTTAAATCTCCTGACGCTCTTTCTGGAGTAACTAGCCAAGAACCCGAAACTTTATTCGTGTAATAAACTCCCGCAATACTGTCTATGGTAGTACTAAACGTAACATGTGGCTTATCACTACTATCAACACGTATACAGGTAGAGGCTTGATGTACTGTACCTGAGGAATATATATCTTCCCAAGCCGCCCAACTACCGTATGTTCCTGAAGTATACTTCGCTTTTTCAGGAGTAGCTAGATCAGTCGCCACAACATGTATAACATTACTTGCATCTATAATAGCACTTGGAAATTTATAATGTTGTCCAGAAGCCCATGGTAAAGTCTCCCAAGCGTTCCAAACGCCAGACACCTTGTTTTTATATTTAACTTTACGGTAATTATCTACTTCGTAGCCCCCAGTAATTATATGTGGCTTATCGTTACTATCTAACAATAATATTGCGTCGCTTCTTTCTTGATAAGTCGGCCATGAAAAAGACTCTGTACTCCAAGACACTCCATTATAAACTGCGTACTTAAGACCAAAAGAACCTCCTGCATACGCTTGCGTGACCATATGTAGATTATTTAAACTATCCACAGCTAAAGAAGGAAGAAACGAATCTCCTGAAAAGCCTGTATCTGTCCAGTTAATACAGTCAGTAGATTTATACACTAAAACTTCGTCGTAAGTAGTATAATTATGTGTAAAAGCAACATAATAGGTCTCTCCAGCTTTCACGATTTTATGTTCTTTGTTAAACTGTGTGCCGTAAATAATACCTGCGCTTGGGTCAGTATACACAGTTTGTCTAGTAGTAGGCTCGGTAAAACTACCTCCACTTAAAGGTTTATCAGGAAGAGTAACACAACACCGAGGAGCATTGACTCCCATCATACTTCTACTTTTCAATAATGTAGCTATACTACCCGGAATAGTTCTCATAATGTCACCTCCCCTACGCCTCCATAAATATGCAATCATAAAAGACTTCAGTTGTACCTAGTTCTCTATGTCGATTAAGCGAATTTGGTTGAATATAAGCAGTCATCGTAAAACCATCATCCATGGTTAATATTCTAGATGTCATAGCATACATATCTACTTCAAGTGCGTCTACTACAGTCTTAATACCATGTCCTGTTATTCTTACTCTTTTACCCATCCTACCAGAACCTTGATACACTGATTGTCTTGTAGTTGAAGGTAATGTAGGGTCAGGTACTATTTTATGCTCCGTGAAATACATCTCCGCAGGTGGGCGTTCAACGCTCATTACATTTATTGTTACAGTTCCCCAAGTATCTGCCATACCACTACCTCCTTACTTTGTTGATTTACTAGCTCCAGGTATATTTGTATACCTAGCACTATCTGCTTGTATTTCCTTAGCTACAATTTCCGTTACTCCCACCAATTCATCATAGCTATTAACACCTTTTACTGTTATCTCACCTGAATGTTTGTATTCAATAGCTTTATACGCCTCACCATAAGTTTCAGTTCCTTTTTGTGTATACACCTTAGAATATTCTTGCAACTGCTCATTAGACAATCTAGAAAGTCCTCTTATCTGTTTCCAAGATTCTGGTCCCATTTGTCTTAAAGCATCTATCATAGCTGGATTATCTACTCTGCTTTCAATAATAGCCATATACTGCTTCCAGTTCATAATAGCTTCAAGTTGTTTCTTTAATCTTCTCAACAGTGTAGAGCCTGAAGTAGAACCTTTACCCTCTAACTTGTCAAACAAACCAATAAAGTTTGCAAACTCCTGATTCTGTTTCCTTAATTCATTAGTGAACCCTTTTACGCCACTCTTTAGTTGGTCATAATATTTATTAGCATCTTTATCTCCTTCCTGTGCTTTAAAAGCCTCCTCCCATTCTTTCTTTTGTCTTTCAAGTTCTGCCTTTATCTCTGCTTCAGTTTTAGCTTCATAACCAGCTCCATAGTCTTTCTTGTATTGCTCTTTAAGCTTTTTAACGTAATCTGGATCAGACATATCCTTTTCTAACTGTTTGATTTTGTTATAATCATCCAGCATCTTTTGATATTTATCCATCTCTTTTTGCGTAGCACTAGCATTTTTCAAAGCACTTTCAGTTTGTAAATTTCTCCAATCGAGCAATTTTTTATACGCTGCCATAGTTGCAGTAGAATCTCCAAGCATCGTTTCTGGTAACATTCCCGCTGTATCTTTAAATATCTTCCACTCTTCAGCTGACAATAAAGTCTTTAACTTTTTATAATCACCTTCGTATACAGCTAAAAGTTCTTTTTGTAAGATGACTTTATCTTTCCATGCTTTAGACTGATCTAAAACTAACTGATTTTTGGCATTTTGATCTTGTAGGTCAGGAAGTATTCTTTGAGCTTCCATCATACCTGCTTCAAGCTCGTATTTGTTTTTCTCAATTAAAGCTTGAGTTAAACCTCTGACAGCAGCTTCTTGAGTAATTAAACTAGAAGTTTGCTGGTCTATTAGATTCGCTGCTCCGGGTAATTTGTCTATTAATTCTTGAGTTATACTATTTAATTGGGCTTGTGCTCCAGCCGCATTTTCAGCTGAGCTTGTTAAAAAAGCATATTCACCTATAAGTTGTTGTGTTTGTTGAACATCTTGAGCTACTGCTATTGCATTATTTATTATTGATTCAGTAGCCTCAGCTTCAGCTTGTCTCAATCCCCATAATGCAACTGCGGCTCCTGCAAAAGCTGATGCAAGTAATATCCATGGATTAGTCTTAGAAACTCCATTTAAAATCGATATTGCTATAGTAACAGCGGCTATTGTAGTTTTAACTGCAATAAAAGCACCTACTACAGCATAAACAACAGGACCTATTTGTTTCCAATGATTTATAATAAATAATGCTACTTTAACTATAGGACCTCCAATAGTAGTAATAACCATTTTTAGTTCCATAAATATAGACTTAACCATATTAATTGTGTTTATAAAAGTAGTAGCTATGGCAGGATCAAAATTAAAACCTGCCATAAGACCACCTTCTAATCCTTTGAGTTTAAAACCTTCGCTAAATCTTTTGGCAAAATCAGTAGCTACTGGTAATAGCTCTTTGAACCAGTCATATAATGGTTTCGTAGCAGTACCTAATGCTGATCTTGCATAGTCTTTAAAAGTACTAAATAATCCCCACATTGATTTCTGTTGCTTTTCCATCATTCCCGGGAACCGTTCATTCATACCATTAATTAAAGCTTCTATAGCAAGATCGGCAGGGACTATTCCTTTGTATACCAAATCCATAACTTCTTGTGTTGAATTACCCATCGATTTAGCTAAAATTTCCCAAGCAGGAATTCCAGACTCAGTTAACTGATTCATTTCTTGAGTCATAACACGTGCTTTAGTATGCATTTGGCCTATAGCTATAATTATTCGACCAATTCCTTCTTGTCCCGTTAGACCTAAGCCAGCAGCAGCATTACCAATGCCAGTTAGCATTGGAATAATCTGCTTTATATTAAAACCAAAAGCCATTAATTTCTTTGAATTGGCTAACAAATCAGGAAACTGAAAGGGAGTATATGCAGCGAAATTATATAATTGTTGAACCATCGAATTAGCTTGTGCTGCGCTGCCTGTTAATGTAGTAAAGGCTATTGTGGCTTGTTCTATAATACCATTAAACTTAATACCCTCTGTTATAGCACTTCTTAAACTTTGAGTTATACCTCCGGCTAAAACTAAACCCATTGCAAAAGAGGCAGCCTGTCTTAATCCCTGAGTAAAAGTACCTAAACGCGAAGACGCGTGATTCATACCCCTATCAAAGTCAGCAGTATCAGCTCCAATTTTAACAAGAAAAGATGCTAAACTCACTGTAGAATTCACCTCTTTTAAAAACGAGAAAAAGGGTTCAATATTTATTTATCGAACCCTCCTTTTCTCGCGGCTTCTTTGGCTTTACTAAACTTTTCTTTACTCTCAGACTCGTCATCATCACGTTTTTTCTTTAAGTGAAAATAACACTGCCACTCCGTTATTTCCTCACTAGACATTTCTGCCAGCATCATTGAAACACTAGCATAACCTAGATGTTCTGCTAATTCGTAGAGGAAATATCTGAAGTGGTTGTGGTCGAGTTTTTTTCAGTTTTCTCCAAAGATTCCTGTGTAAGACCCGATAACTTTTGAGCTACTTCAAAAACCCTAGCAAGAGCTGCTCCCGATTTTTGCCCCAAAGCTTCCACATCTCCAATAGAAAATATAGAGTTCAGTTCTTCATTAACAACTGTCAAAGCAATTAACTTAGCTCTGATATTCTCTTTGTTAAATTTAACTTGTCCTCCTTCTATTTGTACCTGGGAAGCCTCATAAGCATCTCTTTCTTTACCATTTAAACCTTTAACAAGTACCAAATCATTACCTTCTTCATCCATCCATTCAGGAACATGTATCGACTCTGTCTTAATGTCCTTCGCTGTTAAGATTGCTTGTCTAGTTAAATACTTTGAAATCTTACTCATAATAGTCTGCCTCCATTTATTTTATTTTATTGCAAATACTCATCTGTGCTTATAAACGAAACTATTTCGTCCTGAGCACTATCTACTGCTGCTTTTATTTCCCCGTTTTCGAATAGAGCCCAAACCCTAAAGATTTTACTCAAACTAGGATCTGGTTTAAACTCGATTACAATAGGTACTCCGCTGGTAAGAGCAATCACCATATAATCATTACCGAAATCCCATCGATTTAGAGTACCATAAGCAAACTTTGTACCTCCAAGTTTGTTTTTGTACTCCATACCAAATTTAGGAGTTTCGTAAATAGTTACAGCTTTACCAAACTTATATTCATGCGCAGAAGCCACAGTTGTCATAGGATAATAACTTCCTGATATTTTTATAAATCTCGCAGCATCAGGTGCTGCATAAGTCACTTTACCATCAAGTCTTGAAAGTGTATAAGCTGTAACAAGTTCAGTAGGCCATCTTTCAATATTATCATCGGTTGTTTGTGCTGGTATTGCTGCTACTGTTACGTTATCAACATCTACAACAGCTGTAACTAAACGAGCAGCATTGCCACGAGTAGTATTAACAATTAAATCATTAATTGCTAATCCATGAGTTGAAATTTTAATATTCGTAGTATTGGTACCTGTTTCAGCTGCAGCGTCCTCACCTTTTTTATGAACTCGAATTATTCCAATTCTATCGAGCACTTGCTTGGTAGCATTAGTGATTTGATACACAATATGAGCATCGCCGATATCTGTGGTAGAAAGACCTACTTCTAGCAATAAGGCTCCACTAACCCTCACCGCTGCTAGTTGACCACTCAGTTCAGCCATTTTTAATCACCTCTCTTATTCTGCTGGTACAACAATTGTCAAAGTATTACTTGGCAGTGCTGTAGCTGGATCATAAGCAGAAGTTTTTGCCTGAATAGTAACATCTCCAGCAGCTGCAGTTCCAGTGAATGCTAAGAGAATTACGTTTGGCGCAATATAGGTAACATCAGAGAATGTTAATCCGGTGGTATCTACTCCTACTGTTAAATCTCCTACGGCAATATCCTCTTTGAAGTTCGACCCTGTAACTGCAACGTCCGGTGTAACTGTTCCATTCGGAATAGTACATACTGTTGCTATTACTGGTGCTGCACCAGGTACTTCTGTTGGGGCATTTACTCCTTGCAACGAACTAGAGAAAGTTTGTTTACCATCAGCCGCTGCAGTTTGTTCAAAGTTCTCGACTATCATTTCAATTTGTTTACCTATAGAACCATCAGGTAATACTTGAACAAAAACAGTATCTCCAGGTTCGAGAACCAACTGACCATTAGGATCATCAGGATCGTAGTTTCCTGCAAGAGCCACTGATGTATCTTTAATTCCAGCCCCTCTAGTCTTATATTCGTGACCAAAGTTTGTGAAATCGAGGATATTACAAAGTCTCCTCAGAGTAGCGTTATCAACCCCATTGATAGTAGTAAAAGAACCACATGACGTAAGCCCGATCTTCACTACCATTAATTGTCCACCGAGTTCTGCCATCCGAAATCACTCCTTCCATGACTTTAATTTTATACTTAACACCTAAGTGTTTAAGTCTTCTCTAACTAAGAATTTATATCTTATTGGCATCTGCCTATAAGCTATATCTTTGAGTATTGTACCATAATCAAAACTATTAATTATTAATGTATATTCTGAAATAGCCAATGGTGATTTATTTAACTTCCGTCTCTCCATAGCATCTAAACATCTATAAATAGCTTTTCCAATGTCTTGTAATATTTTATTACCTTGATGATCTCCTATCTGATCTATCCAAATATGCATAGTTACAAATACTTCTTCACCATTATTACCAAATACTTTATCAGGATTAGTATCTATTACTCCTATTTCTACATAAGGATAATTAATATTTTCTTGAGGTATTTCATCCCATACTCTTATTGGATAATAAAAACCACTAATAGTAATGTTTCTACCTGCAAGGATATTATCAAAAATTACAGTGCCCGTAGTTCTATCAAATGTATATGGTTCAATAGTTATTATTCCATCATCTTTAACTGTTACAGCATCAGTAGCGATATAACGCATATCTATATCAGTTATTTGATATGCTTTATCTGCAATAACACCCATACTTGTAGGAGCATCAATAAACTCTGTTTTAGGGTCTTTTAAATAAGAATATACCTCAGGTTCCTGTCTAAGTGTTTCATATATTAATTTTTGTAACAGACTCGATACTGCACTCAATTATTTCACACTCCTTATTATGTTCGTAATCTCTGAGGCAAACCAAGATACCCATTTAAGATATGAGGGAAATAAAAATGGACGTGGTTTAGTGCCCGGATGATGTACATGATCTACAGGGTGTGATGCTCCAGGCCAATATAGCGCTTGCCTACTGCTCGGATATATAATATGTGGTGCAGTACCAAATTCAATCCATTCAGCAACTAATGCTCTTTCACCAAACACACCTACTTCTACACCCATTCTATTATCTATTAAATGATACTCTATTTTATCTTGCGTAAGACCCGTATTAACAGCTACATTACGTTTAGCCTCCGCTTTTATTTTCATACCTACAGATTCTACTAATCTTTTAATTCTGGATATTTTGCTCGTTTTGAAAGTTTGTATAGCCGCCATAGCTTCTTTGTCTCTAACTATAGATATTATTACGCGCACTATATTCACCTCCAAATTATTTACGTTCTTCAAGATCAAGCCTTAACTGTCTTTCTTGTGAATCAGGATCACCAATGAATATAATGTTAAAAATTCGTATTCCTAATACTAACCTATCAGTTTCTTTTATAATATCAAGTTTTTCATTGGGGTAGTCGACATAAAAACTTAATGTAGTACTTAATAAAACTTTATTGCCACTCATTTTTTCCAAGCCTGCACTGAGTCCCTTAATATTTCTAGGTGTTAGTATGCCTATAATCTTACGTACATAGTAATATGTTGGGTCTCTTCCACCCTGACCATCTTTAGAATATTGAGCTCTCTGAAGCTCTAAAATCTTTTTAGGCCCTTTCATTGAGCTCACCTCCTATTAAAACTTATTGCGTCTATATCCTCTAAATATTGATTCAGCTTGTTGCGGAAGTTCGCGTTCAAGTACCGTACGAATTTCACTCGTTTGATACGAAAAAACTCCAAATGTTTCTTCTCGCCTGCGCTGATACAAATGTGCGACAACAATGTTAATGGCTAATTTAAGATCTTCAGGCATCGTTTCTGCTGTATAGCCTGCTGTATACTCTATGAAAACACTTTGTGAACCTTCTCGAAAACCTCCATCATAACTTATCTGGCCCCATTCTTTTTTGACTTTGTAATTACTTAAACTATGATAAGGTATTGCAAGATATACCGTATATCCGTCAATACAACTTAAACCATCTATATCCATTATCTCCGTGGACAGATAACCACCATAATCGGTACTTTGAATAGTAGCTACCCAACCATTTCCTACAGCATTAATTGCAGTAATTACAGCTCCTAATGTTGTAGCTGCAGCTAAACTAATTAACGTTTCTACTCCATCTTTCTCTAAAGTAATATTAACACCGTCACATGAAATCGAAGCTGTAGTATATTTTAGCATATTTGTTACCATAATTACATCCATAAAACTATCGCAAACTCTTCTTACTTTAGTTATTGGATAGTTTGTCACGTTCAGTATATCATCACCATCACTATCATATGTTTCACGATATATGGTAAGTTCAAATGCACGACGACATTTAGTATTTTGAACCCAAGCTTCCACTCCATTTCTAATTATAGCTACAATTGCTGTAGGATCATATGCAGCTTCATCACTAGTCATTACTTGTATTGCAACATGAATTTGATTAAAACCAACAAGCGATGCTGCAGTACTGCCTATATGAGTATATGCCAATGTATGTCCTACTGTAGCGTCAAAAGTAAATTTACGTGTAGCATTGGTATAAACAACTGTTATAACTATGGCTTGAGTATTAGTAAGTGTGTTGTTTGCATTCATTACTGTAGCAATATGTGTTGCTAAAAGCTCTCCTGTATATTCACCATTTGTAAGAATGATATCTACAGGACCACCTAAATCGCTTGTAAACTTAAGAATTTTATGTAGGTCATCTACAATAAAGATATCAGCTGACAAGTTTAAAAAGTTCAAAGCTTCTGTAGTTGATACTATAGCCATCACTCATACCTCCTTATCTTAAATATAAATAAGCGGTGCCTTTATTAGCAGCTCCAGCTCCAGCAACGTTAATTGTTAACCTGGTATTAGCTACAGCTCCTAAATTAGAAGCTATAACTTGCTCAGTGTTAACATCGGATCTATCAACACCTGCACCTATCAATGCGTCGACGCTATCTTCATCTGTGATAGTTATGTCATATGAATTATCGGGTTTATCTTCGCCAGCACCGGGAACTGTAATGAGCCTTAATAGCTCACCCGAAAAAGACTTTACAGTCTGTCCTGTAGCTACTCCGAGAGCATCAGATTCCCAGGCAAATTTGATCTTCTTTACAGTACCAAAAGTTTCTTCAGTAATAACTACTGTCATATTAAACACCTCCTTATAAATTAGGTACGTGCTGAAAGTACGGATCTCTCCGTACTTTATCAGGCGTTTACCTCGTCTGCAATACTTCAATCCAGTCAATAGATGCTATCTTAATAACAGCTTCACCAGTTAAGAACTGCCAAGCTACTGTAAGATTTTCAGTATCAGGAATGGTTGTAGTACTTGTAGCAACAAGTACTCCATTTACATACGCTGTAACAGTTCCCGCACCATCGAAGAAGAACTCAAGTGTAACCCAGGCACCAGCTACCATGCTACCAACATCAGCATCTTCAGTTTCAGAACTGCCTTTTTCAGTCACAAATGCAAGAGTAGCTGCAGCATCTACTTTTCTAAAGTATACACCATCAGTTACGCCTCCAAGAATAGCTGTATTAGCGACAGTAAGACCGATCATGAAATCGCTTTGTATGACTTCACTAACTTTAACTCTACAGCCAAAGTATAAAGCCTTACCAGTAGCAAGTTTAAATGCCTCACCATTCAGTGTTGCATTTATACCATCATCTTCAAACGCATCTGTAGTGACAACAAGAGCACCACCAACTTCAGTTTCAGACAATCCAAGAGTAGACTCTCCACCGCCGCCCTCAACAAGTGTAGTTGCCCAACCACTCATAGTTCCGACAGCTATGGCATCTGAATGCAAAAAGTCCTCAAAAAATCTGTAAGCCAATTTCTGATTCAATCCCATTATACTGGGTACTTTGACATAAGAATCCTGAAGAGCATTTTTTGGTATCGCCAAAATCTTTACGGCACCATCGTAGTATACGAGTTCACCGTTTTCCCATTTAGAATGCAGTCCCATATGAATACCTCCCTTCGCCTTTTTGGCGCTTAGTTTTTATTACCAAGCGATTTGTTTGAGGCACCTAAAAACATTTTATTATTAGGTGCCTCTATTTTCTTATCAACTGCTTTCTGCCGAGATAAACTGTCTACCTTTTTGGTTTTCTGTTTATCTTGCATATATTAGTCCTCCTTAGTCAACCAAAAGGTTTTCATTAGGATTACCGGAATACCTGATGTCAGACGTGATAGCGATTATACTGTAGTAATCAGCGTTAGCACCAGGAGTTGCTACGTGAATATTGATACAGTCAAAGTTGCCATTTACATCAAGTTCAGAAGCATCCACTTCTACGATGTAAGTCTTATTAGCTGTGTCGAGATTAAAAGTAGCATTAGCCAAACCAGGATTAGTAGCTGCTATCTCGGCATAAATGCCATCAGTAACTTCATCACTAAAAAACTGGCTAAAAGCTAATGCTTTTGCGTCGGTACCTGCTACTACTGGTGCCTGCTGAAGAGTAACTGCTGCTGTGCCTGCAGCCCATGCTCCAGTTCTAATTATAAATGTTACATGCTTTCCACCTTTAAGCGAAATGAACTCATCAGTATTTGCTTTACCGCTATAATTATCAGGAGCAGCCATTCCAGCTATACCAAATCTTTGAAAAAGTTTGCCTATCATGTGTCATACCTCCTTGACATTTTATTTTTTGTCGCCTTAGAGCCCCTATTGCTAGGAGCTCATGGCAAAGTGGTTATTGATTACTGTTTAATTACGCTGCGGGCCTGCTATCCAATGCTATGAATGGAGACCTAGTAGTTCCACCCTTAGCTGCTGTCAAGGTGCTATTCCACAAAGGTTCGCCATCGCAACGATAAACGAATCTGAATGTATCTTCACCCTGCAAGAATCTTACGTGCAAGGACTCTGCTGCATTGATTCCACCCTTGTCGATCAACAGGTATTCCTTCATGTTCAGCAACATGACATCACCTATAGTTCCAAGAGCTTCAGCCTGCTCAATCGGGATTACCGGACGCCCAAAGAGCTGACCATAAGGTAACTGAGACAATCCACCGGGCTGTACATAGAGAGGAACACCACCGGTACCAATCTTAAGAGACATTGTCCACATCTGGGGTTCAACATCCTGATTGATAAACCATTCGGATCCCATTCTCTGCCTTGCGGGCATTCTATTCCACATATTCATGATATTTTCTGCGATAACAGTAAGGGGATCCTGACCTGCTTCAATTGCCTGTTTGATCAAAGATTTTGACTTCAAGATACCAAGAGGCTGTCCTGCGCCGGCTCCACTGAGTATAGCTTCGTCAACTTTGTAAGCAAACTCTTCGGAAAAAGCCTGCATTACAATAGATTCCAATGCTGTGGTATCAGCCAGAATTTCTTCTGTAGCGTAGTACACACCAGTTAATTTCTCGAGTTCCAATTTCATCTGACGGAATTTCGGTTTGGATGCCGTTACAGCTTCAGCCTCATTGGTCCAGTAAACCTGAACACCACCCCATCTTGAACCATTAACTCTTGAAGACTCGTCAACAGCATTCAAAATAAGACCATTGGCTTTCGCACTTATCGGAATCCTACGGCATCTACTTGACAAGATACCAACATCATGTGTCTGCTTGATTAGCTCAGCTGCAAAGTCATCCTGAACAAGGAAACCACCCGAAGACGGATCCGCCTCGTTCAAACCAGATGCCGCTTTCAGCCTTACATCTTGTCCGCCACCCATACATGCTTTTCTTACTGCCTGCAACTGTTCACCGAAGGTTTTGAAACCAGGTTTCTCCTCCCCCTTCTGTCCGAAGAATTTCTTGTCAACCTTATCAAAATAAGGCTCAAGCTTCTTCATAATGCCTTCCATGATAGCATCGGTCATCTTTTCGCCTCTAGCGTCAAGTATGTCCGTGACTACCTGCTCTAACTGAGCCTTAGTAATTGCTTCTGCCATTGTAATCCCTCCATCTGTGTTAGATTTGTGATTACCGTTCAATCCTTTCAGCTAATACCCCCGACCTAATAGTTCATTATCTATCTCCGGTCTGGTATCTCCGACTACTCGAAAATGCCCGGTTGTATATATTCAAGGATTACTCCTTAAACAACTTTACCCAATTTCTTTCTGAATGTTTCTTCAAACTTAGCACTAACTTTTGCTTCAAGAGCATCTACAAATTTAGTATCCATAATTTCAGATATAATTTTAGTTCCCTCTGCATCCAATAAGAATAAAGAATCATCCTCTTCAGGCTCTTCTTCAATGAGTACAAGAACATCTTTTTCCTCTGTATTAGTGTCCAACTCTTTGAGCATTGGCTCTCCTTTTTCCTTGAGCCATTTCTCTTCTACTTCCTTCTTGTGCTGTGCATCAATACCTTTAGGCTGATATGCATGTTGTACTTCAACAGTATCTCCTAAGACTGCTATATCTAACGATTTATCAATGGTATAGTCATACATATAGTACTTAAGACCACCACTGTCATAGATTGCAAACACAATACCACCTTCAGGATATTTGTAAGGATACATATCTGTAATCCAACCCCAAGTGTATGTTTTGTTTAGCTTATCCAGCTCATTAAGAGCCATATAAAACTTAGTTGCTATATCAGATACTGACATATTTCCTTTAAGGTCAAATTTTTTCTCAATTACAGTCTCAGGTGTTTTAATGCCCATTTCTTGAAGAGCTTCAGCTACCAAAGACTTTATACTAGTTTCTTTCCATCCGAGCGTGTGAATTTCACCTGCGGCTTCTTTGATAAGCCTTTCAGAATCTTCTTTGGGGAGCTCAATAGGTCCGGCTTCTTTACAGGGTCTATGATAGAAGAAAGTTCCATCATGATAAAGTTCTTTCTCTCCTATCTCTTTTTTGCAATGAGGACAAATCCATTTTGTGTGTGGAACCGTCTCTGTTTCTACGATTACAGGAACAGGATGCATATCCTTTTGCTGCTTGTATTCATCATAGGTTTTAGTAAAGTCACCGAAATCTATTCCTTTGCTCATAGCTATTTCAAGAGCATCAGGATTCGAAGGTACGGGAACATCGGAATATTCCAACAGCAACCATTTGGTATATCTTCTGGAAACCCCATTATTTTTCATCATTTCGGCGCTATTGTAGTCTTTCCACTCCATTGGAATAAATCCAATAGACTTTGCCATAGGAAAGCCTTCTTTTCTATACTGGTAGACTTTGTCAGCTTCAGTATGACTAGCATAGATAGTTTTTGCTATCAATCCTTTTTCATCCTGTTTAACCCATGCTGCTCTGCCTATTGGAAGCATCTTATAGTTATGAGCAAACAACACTACAGGATGTTTCAAATAATCCCCTAAAATAGCACCACTAGGATCTACTATCTCACCATCACGATCTTTGGTAAATGTTGAGATGTAGTCGACTGAAGCTCTTTCGCCATCTTCAAACTTTACGTCAGCCGGGGTGATGCCCTTTCTAATAAAAGGTATATCAGCTTCCTTTATCCCATATTCTTTACCGATTCTGGACGCTAAATCTGGATTTATATCCTTTAGCGTTAACCTCTGTGTTACCAACTCCAATGGCATATTTCTCACCTCCGGTTTTTATTTCTTATCTTCATCGTTCTTACCTGGCTTAGCTCCTGAAGCTCCCGGTTTACCACCGGCTGCTTGTCCAGGATCTCGAATGCTACCAAGTGGAACAAATTGATTACTTACATATGGTTCATTACCCCATGAAACTTCTTCTCTACCTGCCAATTTACGCTCTTCGTTGATTGAACTGAATCCTGTTTTAAGATTAAGTTCCCTTTCTTTCAACATGAACTCTTTGTCTTCAGGTACAGGATTATCAAAAGCTACAAATAGTAAATCTTCATTCCCATATAAGGAAATCAGTACCTCATTGATTTTTTCTTCCAACCTACGCAATCTAGGTAAGACTGTATCTTTACCATGCTGATAATCACCAGCTTCTGCATTTGCCTTATTAACATCAGTAGTACCTAATTTACTTTGAGGTACTCCATATGCATTAGCGATTTCTTCCTTTGTTACCTTTCTACCATTAAGGAAGTTTAACTCACGTGGAGCAAGTGTAATTGGCTGGTATGCGAGTCCTTTCTCTAATATAGCAGTCTTACCTGCATTTTTAGCTCCACCATAGATACTCTTCCATTCTTTTTTAGCCCTTACAAACTCTGCGTCTGTTAGTCCGAATTCTGTACTGAGTACTCCTTCCGGCCTTGCCATATTGGTAAAGAGTGCATTTTCGAAGGTGTTCATATTATCATTTATATTGTATGCATGTGCCACTGACTGCAAAGGTGCCCATCCGTAATAAAGGCTCTGCGGATTCGGGAACTTAAAATGTATTATCTCATCTACGTCAAATGGAACTTCTTCTGTACCATATGTGTAAATATACCCTTTGATAAACTTCTTTTCATCAGGAACTACCCTCATAAATTGAGGTGGTACAGGCCATAGCTCTACAGGCATATCAAACTTGTTCTTTACAATATACCAGTAAGCATTACCTGTTAGTTCCTGATGTAGGTCAGTCAACTCAAGTAATTCGAACCAAGTCATATGAGGATTTACATTTTTCTTTAGGTCAATAAAAGGATGCTCGGTTACTTCCACTATCTGAGCTGCTTTTTGTACAAAAGGAGCTATTGACTCACTCTCAGACAAATATTTTAACGTAGCTGGTAAAATTGCTTTTGTAGGCACTATCAGCTTCTGATCTTTACTTTTCTTCGCTACATAGACCTTTAAAGGTGTTTGAGCCACAGCTGTTGCATTCTTACTGGAACATATGTAAACCCATGATTGGAACGCATTTATCTGTGTTTTATAATTGCCTGGAGTAACAAGCTCTTTGCCGTACTGCCACCAGCCTAACAAGGCGCCAAGTAAATTATTCTTAGGAGGTTTTGGAAGTCTCCCCTTGACGATGGATGCTATACTCATAAGGCTTTGCTCCTTTCCTCTAATCTATGACACGAATACGTGGCCTTTCACCCAATACCATTGCTGGCGTTGCTATTGATAATACAAAGGCATCAGCACAGTCAGGCGATTTAAGTCCACGTTTTTTCATTAAGTCTTTCTTTTCAATCTCTATCATACCTTCCGATTCAATCTTGTACTTACGCGTACTAAGCTGACTAATCAACTTATCGTCATAAGAACAAGTTATGCTATCTGTACGTAATTTCTCTCGTGCATTACCCCACATAAGGCTTGCTTTGTTTTTAAACTGCACTGGATGTTCATCATTCAGCTTTCCTCCTTCACCGCCAAAGTGAACTTCATAAGCTATGACATTTAACCATTCTCCCTTGCCCTGTCGCTGTTCTATGATTTCACACAGTCTATCGTAAACACCCACACCTAAGCCGTCGCAGTCGATTTTAACATCTATTAACCCTTTTATTGGGATCGCATCATTGCCATACATCTCTTCTGCCGCTTTTGATTCTGCCCATATTTGTTCGAGGTTATGTTGACTTTCATACCTGTCAATCATTTGTACTAACACACCTGTAATTCTCATTGTGTTATTATGAAAGTACTTTTCAAGAGGTTCCATCAAACAATCATTAAGTACAGGGCACAATACTGATTCATCATCACCATAACGTGCTACGTCAACTCCTATGTCTACATGGATAATTTGAGTACTACCCACCATCATATGTATCTCTTTTTCCCTCTTACTATTGCGTTCGCACCAATCAAGTGGAATAAGGACATCAGGTAACGATTTCGGAAAATCACCTGCGACTCTCACGCGAAAAACGTCGCTATCCTCACCATACATCTCAATGATCATTTGAACGAACGTGTTGCTAACTCTTTGTGAGGTACGACCATCTATTTTATAAACCTTATACTGGTCACGGTTTTTGTTATGTGAGTCATAAAAGAAGCCAGCTATCTGTGTAGGATTACCACACATTAATAACTTTGCTCCTTCTGTACTCAATGCACCTAGTACAGGTTCGAAAACTATATCTTCAACACCACTAGCTTCATCTATAATGAACAAGAGGTGTGTTGCATGGAAGCCTTGAAGGGCGTCCGGTTTAGTTGCTGTACGCGGAACAGCGAACCAATTTTCAGGGCACTCCTTCAAGTAAAACTTCTCATAGGTCCAAGTGAACCATTCTCTATCCTTACTTATTGTATTCCATTTTGCTACTTCAGCCCACAAGATATCGTATAATTGGTGCTTAGTTGGTGCTGTACACGGTATCTTCGGAAATGGTCGTGTAAACATGAACCACTTTATACACCACGCCTCTAATGCCGATTTACCAACACCGTGACCTGAACGCACACTTGTCATTGCCTCATCAGCTACACTTTGAATAACTTGTGCTTGAACATCGTCGGGAGTTACACCAATTATATCCACGACATATTCAACAGGCCTATCGAAGTAAAATGCGATTGCCTGTTCTATCTGGGTCATAGGTTACGTAACTTTTGTTCTTTCTGCATAAGCTCCGATAATTGCTCCCATTAAGCCGGCACTAAGTGGATCATTAGAACTACCTCCACCTGTACCTTTACCGGGCGAAAAAGTGTCTGGTGTAACGGCCTGATGCACTTTAAGCGACAGGTCAATAACTTTCTCATAAGCATTAACAATTGCCTGAAAGGGTACTGTGTCGTCTTCCAACATAGCTGCTATTCTTTCCAGCATAGGCGGAAGTAGCTTATCCCACATTTTTAAGAGGTGGGTAGCTCTTGCATGGTCACTCTTTTTAATGAGCCATTTCAGGTCAGTCTGTAATGCTGTGACCTCTCCAGCCTTCTCGGCCTTATTTATCTCAACGGCTATCATTAATGGTAGCATTGTCTTATGTCTTTTGATCGTCAGTTTATCTATAATAAGGTCATTATCCTCACACCAAGTCTGCACATTCTCTATTGTCATACCAGCAGTCAGCATATTGTTTATTTCAACCATGTGTCCGCTCTTGCAAACTGCACAGGTGGCAGTATGCTCAATTAGGGCAGTATAATCACCTTCACCTATAGCCTTAACTATCTTGACGTAGTATTCTTTTAACTGTTCATCGGTAGTCAGCGTTAGGAATTCCAATGCCATGGTGATCAGCTCCCTTCTCGTGCCTTCTCACTTTCCTTGCCGTGGTGGAGGTGTGCTTGTTAGACGTGCTATTTGAGAGTTTGCGAGGCACATATCTTACAGAGGTCAATATTTGAGGTATATATAATTGAGTTGCAAGCCATTTATTGACATCCAAATATTCCATAGATAGATGCCTCCTTCTATTTATATTGTACTATATTTTTAATCAGAAAGCAAGAGGCAAATACAGAGCATGCCCCATGGTATGGTTATCATTAAGTAGACGTTGCTTTTATTTTTGTTTTGTAGTATAATATAATAAAGAGAGGTATTATTATGAAACAGTTTAAAGCAGTAGCAAAGAGCGCAGTAAACAGATATCAGAATCAAACAGGTCTACGATGTAAGTATGTGGATTATGATGCTATTTACAACAGGGACAAAGGAATATGTCAAATATGTGGAAATCACATTGAACTAAATGACGTGGAATTTGACCATATTTTGTCAATTAATGATGGAGGTTTACATATCAAACAAAACATCAGGATTACACATATTATATGTAACAGAAAAAGGTATAGGATTTTTAACTCACTAAGGAGCATAATTTATTGCCTTTTTAAGCAGAACTATAGTGTAGAAAAAATTGAGGAAGAAACAGGTATTAATAGAAGCTATATAAATAATATACGTAAACAGTATGAAAAAGAAACTGGAGTTAAGATTCAGGTCAAACGCAAGAAGCCAAAAAGCTATAAAGAAAACATATTCTCGTGATATGTTTTTTGTTGCCATTAATTGGGCATGAAACGAAGAAAGTTTCATTCATGCACTATGATAGGGTATGCTTACATTTTTGAGCCCGGTATGGTGTCTGCAACCCCCAGCTGAGGAACCTATTCTCCTCCCCCCTTATTCACTTACTCCCTTATTCACTTACTCTCTTATTCCCTTATTACTCTAAGCCTCTGATCCTCTAAGCCTCTGATCCTTTAAGCCTTTAAGCTTTTAAGCTTTTAAGCCTTTGATCCTTTAAGCCTTTAAGCCTCTAATTCTCTATGATAGCCATCCAAAATTCTTTTAATCCTTTAATCCTTTAATCCTTTGAGCCTTTAAGCTTTTAAGCCTCTAAGCCTCTAAGCCTCTAAGCCTCTAAGCCTCTGATCCTTTAAGCCTTTAAGCTTTTAAGCTTTTAAGCCTTTGATCCTTTAAGCCTTTAAGCCTCTAAAGTCGCCACCCAAAATTCTCTTAATCCTTTAATCCTTTAATCCTTTAATCCTTTAATCCTTTAAGCCTTTAAGCTTTTAAGCCTCTAAGCCTCTGATCCTCTGATCCTCTGATCCTCTAAGCCTTTAAGCTTTTAAGCTTTTAAGCCTTTGATCCTTTAAGCCTTTAATTCTCTATGATCGCCATCCAAAATTCTCTCATTCCCTTATTCCCCTATTCCCTTATGCCTTATATTATATAAGCCGAATGGCTTATATAAAATATAAGCCGAATGGCTTATATAATATAAGCCGAATGGCTTATATAATCTTATATAAAATATAAGCCGAATGGCTTATATAATATAAGCCAAATGGCTTATGGAAAGTCTTCGTATTTTATTATATAATATTATTATAAGATGATGAACATTGACAACTGAATATTACTAAGCGACAACTTTGCTACATTAAAAAGCGTAAATTCTGACCATTTGGCAGATCGCTTGAGGAGTCTATCATGTTACTCAATGAAACTAACGTAAAACAGGAAAGTAAGTCGTCTAAAATTCGCGAACTTTTGACGCAAGGTGTCAAGCGCGCAGAAATCGTCAAACAACTCGGCGTTCAGTACCAATTTGTCATGAACGTTGAAAAACGAATGAAAGCGCAAATTGATAAGCCAGAGAAAGTCGTCGAAATCGTAAGCGATGAGCACAAAGAAATTTACAGTGTGATCAGTTCGAAATCCGCGCAAATTAGGTACCTATTGAACCAAGGCTATTTGAAAACAACTATTTACAAAGAACTTGGCATTTTGTACCAATTCGTCAGAAATGTCGAAGAAAAAATGAAAGAGCGCAAAGAAGTCAATGTCGACCTACTGAAAAACACAATCAACAATTGTACGCAAGAACAACTTAAAGAACTCGGAACCTATATCAAAGAACTGAAGGCGTAAGCCTTCAGCTCTTTCCCAAAAAGTCAAATCAAAAAGGAGGTACCTATTATGTTGGACCAAAAAGAAATTGACAGAATAATCAAAAAGACGCTCAGAATATTGGCCCTAAGAAAGGCATTAACAAAATCATCAAAGTCAGCACTATCAAAAAGACTAGGTAAATAACCTAGTCTTTTTTTTTGTACCCAAAAGGGGTCACCTAGGTGGGTGTCTAACTAGCTTCCTCACACCTGCGGCGGCGAAAAAAAAACCGTGGTCACGAGGGTGGTTAACTTGTGGTTTAGGGTCACCCTTGTGGTTGGTTTGATCACAAAATTGGTTTGATCGCAAAATTGGTTTGATCACAAAATTGGTTTGATCGTTTGAATTAGTAGTGTGAGTCACGGTTTGAAGTCACTGGAAAGCTTGGTAAAGGTTCTGAAAAAAGAATTTCAATTACCATAGTGAAAGACAAGCTTGAGGTCATGTATAATATAATTATAATAGAATGAACATTGACAATTAAATAGTACCACTACTACCTCCATAATCTACATCACCTACATGGTGGTTCAGTAACTGTCCATCAACACTATTGATGGATAGCTAGGTGGATCACCACCAAATAAAACTATAAGGAGATGTCGATTATGTCTAGAAACAAGAAAAACGGTAAAGTAATCACGGCTAAGTTGGATCCTGAGGTAAAGACCATGACTGTAGAGGAAACCTCGAAATCAGCAGAGCAGGCAATTCAAAAGGTAGTTGAGAACACAATTGTGAACTCAAAAACACCAAGTCAAATTGTCAGCGGGGAAATTGACAAAGTCAAAACGGAAGGTTTCAAAATACCAGAGGACATGTACACTCAGATAGCTGATGACTTGAACAAAGGAGTAACCAAAAGTTCATGGATCAGAAAGCTTCTGGCACTTGGAACCAAAAAGTCAATCATTTGTAAAGCACTCGATGTACAGTATCCAATGGTTATCGGAGTGGAAAAAAGAGCCAAAGAACAGGGTAACAAACCTCAGAAAGAAATTAAGGTTATTCCAGAAACCGTCTTAACCGCAGCCAAGGTTACATTAGAAAATGGTGCTTCAAAAAGCGAAGTCATTCGTTCCTTACTCAGGGAAGGTTTCGAAAGAGCAGTTATTTCTAGGTCGCTCGGTATTCCATATCCGATGGTTATGGGAGTTGAAACCAGAATGAATCAAACTAAGATCGTGGACCTTGACAAAGTCAAAGAAACTCTTACCAATTGTACACCAGATCAGTTGGTCGAGATTTCAATCCGTATCAGTGAACTGATTTCAATCAAGGTACTCGACGCCAAGGCAGATGCTGTTCTTACCGCAGAAGGCATTCCGCCTCTTACCGAGGAAGAAGTTAAAAAACTGGAAGATGAGATGGAACACGAGATCCCAACTGAAGACAACATGCCAAACGGTAGGTGAATAACAATGGATGAATTCGATGTTTGGCAACAAACTCTTTGTAACATCTGAAGGCTTTTTAGAAAGGAGTAAGGAACAATGAGTAGAATGAAGAACGAGATCAGTATTTTATTACACCAAGTGTATAATCACAAAGCTGAACCTGAGGCAGCCTATGCAGCCCTTGTAAAATTGCTTTCGTGGAAGATGACCTCCGCAAAAAGCAAAGTCGCAATTGATTTGAGGGATGTTATTGTGAGCTTGATAATCGACTATGATAAGTACGAGTACAACTTTGACGAAATAGTTGACGAGATAATCAAGGTTTGCCAGATGTATAAGGAAGATAAACTAAAGTAGTATGTTACAAATGTGGTGGAGCTAAACGGCATGTAAAGTACAACACACATAATGGAGAGTATTGCACATATGATACCATATGTGATTGTTGTGGACATGTTATATTATCTCTACTTGATTAAGCAACCCAAGATTATGGAGGTGATTGTGTTCGATGTACAAACATGGACATAAAGTAATTACTACAACAAACAAATTTGTCAAAAAGCTCAAGAAGAGCGAGTCAACAACTATTAATACAACAAAAGAGTTTGTTGAACCTGAACTACACAGTACAAACAACTTGGTAAAAGGAATCGTAATTGTACTAGTATTAATCTCTATGGCGACGGTAGTGGTATTTGGTATACTAATCCAACTAGGAGTCCTCAAATGAGGGCTTCTTTTTTGCCCTAAAAAAGGGTCACCCTGGTGGGTGGTTTCGGTGTTAATTAGGTATAAAAAAGGCACTTCACGCGTTTATTCTACGTTATTCCGCGTTTAGTGTCATAAATAAGCTTGAATCGTCTCTAAAAGTCCCCCATTAAAATCACGTTGTTCTAAATAGTGCTCATAGTAATACTGGGCCGCCTTGTGTACATTCATTAGGCTAGCCTTATTTTCCAAGAGGTCTAATCCTAAAGGCCGTCGAGTCACCATTATCAGTGCTCCGTTGTCACCGACACAGATCAGAAGCAATGGCTGTACAAGTTGGATTGATACGAGCTTGTTTTCGGTTTGTAGCCATGCTGGGAGGGTGATGGGCTCCGTTAAGTGGATTAAGGGATGTAGCTCACTTCGTAAGTACTCATCGTCGAGGTAACCTTTGTGGAAGAAAGGTCTCAAGATGGGAATCATCTCAAATCGGGTCAATCTCTCAGTTGTCTCGTCACCAAGTAGCTTTCTCAACTTAGTGTCTGTCACTCCAAGATTGATCGGAGCGTCCGTTGGTATCCTGGCGTCTGACGTGCTTCGTGCTGGAAGCAGTACCTTCCAATTCCGTCTATCATTTCTATACCGCATTATGTCACCTCCTTGTTAGACTAGGATATTTGGGTTTGAGTTTTGCACCAGCGTTAATTTCGTGATTTTCATATATAAAAACGCGCGGGTAAGGCTTAAATTGAAAGTAAAACCTCAAAATAGGGTTAAAACATAAGTATAGGTCACATCAAAAAGTCCAAGCAAGGCTAGTCGGAAGGCTATGACCTACCCTCGTTCCAACTTACTTACTCTTTTTCCTACCCTACCCTTATATATATTTATTTATTATATTATACTTATACTCATGTAGTATATATATATAAGTATATATACTATATATATACTCTCAGAG